CACCAAAGCCAGGAGATGATATAGGTCTTTCCCATACAACTATACACCCTGTTTTATCTTGTTGCTTTTTATTTACAGGAAATGTACTAATAGGAAGTTTAGAAGTTCTCTTTGCTATAATACCAGTTTGATCTCTATCTAATGCAATAAGTTCATATGGATATTCTTTCTCTTCAATTTTCTTAAGTTGTTTACTTAATACTCCTTGTGGGAATATAGATTCTTTCCTATATGCAAATGCTTCTGCTATATTAAGTGGTTTCTGAGAAATTCTTAATTGAAACTGCTCACCACTTAATTCATTTTTCCATCTACTTCTTTCAATGTTAATTGCTTTAATAGCATCTTCAACTTGTGAGTTACCAAAAGCATCTATGTAAGGTGGCATTGACCATTGCTCCGGAATAAATAAACCTGCCATACCAATAGTACCATCTTTATCCATTAGATTAGTTTCCACTGCATATATATCATTTGCCCCCGGACTAAGGATCATATCCTTCAAAGGATTACATTGTTCAAGATCCCCCACTGATCCAGCTGCAATAAATTGACCTGTTGTCATCATACCAGAAGACATTGCGGGACGCAAGTACTCATATGTTTGCATCATATTTTTAGCAATACCTGCTTCCTCATGGAAGAAATATGTACACGGACCCCCTACTCCTGTAGTTGCATTCTTTTCAAATGAAGCACCCTGTATCTTAGATTTAAGACCTCTTGATGTTTTTCTGTTGTTTATTTTGACTTCAATCTGCTGTTGCCATAATAAAACCTTTTCAGGATTACTTGGTCTATACCATGCTGTATGCTCATTAAGAAATGTTTTATATTCTTCTAAAAATTTCCATGATCCTTTATCATTAATATAATCCTTTAATGATGCTCCTATTTTACATATTGATCCTTCTTCAAACCAGTATTGGTTTATGATCTTACCCATATGAAAATATGAGGATGCAATTTGTCTCTTTTTTAGTATAGCTACATGCTGGTGATTTAACTCAGCAATAATCTCATACATTGCCATATGGTATTGTGCATCTCTTACTTTTGCAAAACCATATTTCTTTTCTTCTTTATCAAAGATTGGTAAGAAGTTTAACCACATATAATAATCTCTGGTTAAATACCAGTGTTTATCTCCATCTTTGTATAGTACGCCTACTCTGCATTTATTCTTCTGATCTTCCCAATAAGCAGTGAAGTCTTTTGATCTAAATGGCGCATCACAATAGTATCCATTTTTATTAAATTTTTTAGCTTCTGCATTAAATTGAAAAGCCATGTCAGTAAATCCATACTCACCTGGCTCTTTAAATATAGATTCCAAATATTCTCTAAAAATAATATCACTGGAAAACTCCGTTGTTTCCCATACTCCATTATTATATGTAGGAATAATTCTACTCATATCTTACTATTGCAAATATGTCTCCTTCTTGAACTAATAAATGTTCTTCACCTTGATGTGTCATTGGTGTTGGCATAGCGTGTTCTGCATATTGAACAATATCACCTATACTAATTTCTTCAATACCTAAACCAACTCCTACCACAGTTCCTTTATAAGTTACCTTTTGTGCAATAGATGGAATTATAATCCCTGATGCTGTTTTAACTTCTGCTTTTATTTCTTTGATTAATAATTTCTTTCCTACTGGTGTTACTATTTGATTCATCTTTTATTGGTTTTATATTGTTAAAGTCTAGTTCATCCCAATAGCAAAAATGCCATGAGTCTTTTTCTTTTTTACTCATTATAGTTGATCATACGCTAATCCTGCTCCACCACGTACAGAACTTTCCTGTTCATTTTGCATATCAGTAAAAGCTCCTTTATATGATTGTCTAATCTGTTCAAATTTTGCAGCTGCATTAACCATTGAGTTAATGTTACCGTCTCTCCCGTGCTCTATTGGTGTAACTTCCATATATCTTCCCAATCTATCAAGCATTGCTTTAATACCAACATACGCCCTGTATGTAGGTGTCTCATACATCTTTCTACACATGTCTAACGCATATCTAATTTTTGGGTCTTCTGGAGACTCCTCTAATTTGATTTCTTCAATAATTATATCTTCCTTTTCATGTTCAGGTAAATTAAAGAATGGATTAAGATCTGGGTTAGGACAACTTGTATAAAATATATACTGATACACTTGCATATAAGTTTCTGGATACTCATCCATTATACTTTTCAAGAAAGGTAAAGTATGGCAGTGTTCAGTAACTACTACCTTATTGTTCTGTATGTCAAATAATCTTACTATCATACGTCAGAGCATAAATTTGTACAATCTCTAGCATCTAAATATGCTTTAATTGTATTGTATGAATCTTGTACTATCATCCCCATTGAACCACCTAATCCGGCAGTACCTGTAATGTATAGTTGTCTTGCATTTACTAATTGCTTTAAAATAGTATCATAATACTCACCCACACCTATAATTTGATTAATATCTATTGTAGCTGGTGATGTAATATTTAATGCCATTCCTAATGGTATACCGCTAGAATTAGTAGCTGGGCTACCCCCATTATCTGTTTGGTAGGTAGGAAATATCTGCGTTACAGTTATATAATTTGGTGGAAAAATTGGAATTTTAGCCATGTTTAGTTTTTAAGTTATTCTTCTATTTCTTAAGTGTTGCCCTAATGTTATTATAGGTTTCTTAGCAATTCTGTTTATTGTTGCTTGTTTTCTTGTTTCTGTCTTCGTAATCATTTTATAATTGGATTGTCTTTTAACCACATAACTAATGAAGTCACCTCATCTTTTAAATAAGGTAGCTCATATATTTTTATATCTTCTAATACTGGTTCCCCATTAATGTGTTCATTTATTGGGTAACCGAACTTATCTTCCCCAACTTGTTTAAATTTTACATGTTGAATAGTAAGTTTCCCTATCTTAAGCTTAGGGTTGTGCTTTTTAATAATATACGCATAAATACTCAATTGTAGGTTATAATGATTCAAATTACAATCATCTAAATGATTAACTGGTCTAAACATTTTATTGGTAATACCCTCCCAATTAGTAAAGCCTTTATGCTTTATTTCTTTATTGGTTTTATAATCATTAATATTAATATATCCATTAACAACTTCTACTACATCTGCTTGACCACATAAACCAATTGATTTTAGATATACTAAATGTTCAGGGTATAATCCATCAACCAACTTTTGATTAGGTGATATCTTCATGCCTTCTTCATCTTCAAGAGGTTTAATGATAGGAACTTCAACACCATGTCTTCCAATAGTATCTAAACCTAACATATCTTCTTCTCTTTGATTATGATAGAAGTTTCCCAAAGTTATAGCTCTGGTTGTTTCACCATCCCATGCTGCTATAATTTCTTTAGGGGTCATACCATACCATTTAGACCTTTTGTTTTTAGAGGATTTCTTTGCTTGTCCATCTCTATCAAACTTAGGTTTAAATTTACCTATGAAAGAGGTAACACCGGTCCAACTAATGTTGTCCTTGTCATTGCTTTCATAAATATGTCCGTCTTCTTTAAATGTAATTGCCATTGTATTATTTATTTGTCTGTAGTAGCAGCGTGTCCACTATTTCCAGTGTGATTACTTGTCCATATGAAATCTTCACGTGTTACAGGTCTACATTTACAATTACCTGCTAATAAAGTAATTGCTTCTTCTGCTGTGATTTGCTCTTCAATTAGTAGATCTCCTACTATTTGTTCTTTAGTTAATATTCCCATTTGTTTCTATTTGTTTATTGATTAATTCTTCTGTTTCTTCTGATACTAATGAATCCCAATAACCTTTAGGACATTCACTTGATAATGATCTTACTTTAAAAGATAGACTACATCCACAGTCTGAACAACAAGGTTGTGTTCCTGGAGCTAGACAGCTTTTTCCTTCAGAATCATATAAAGAACATATTATACAAATTTGAAATCTATCTGTTGCAACTGCCTCAACATGTTCTTTTTTAAATATCTTATTTTTAATACCCTCAGCTATTTCATCAAGGTTCTTAAAAGCTTTTAAATACTTTGACCATTTATTTGACATTTTTAAATCTCTTTTTTTTCATTATATCTTCTTCCATTTGCAACATAGCTTTTTCCATTTGATCTATATTAATTTGAACATCTTCACTTTTTGCAAAACCTACATAAGTTCTTTTAGCTAAATTCCCTAAAAAACTTTTATTCTTCTTTATTGCCTTTTCTAATTTATTCTTTCTTAAGTAAAAAGTACCTAGCCCCTCTACATTAATTCTTGGATAATCTAAACTAGACAATTTCTTTCTAACCTTTGCATAATAAAAAGTTATAAAGTCATCTACCACTGATTGATGTACTCCTACCTCATCAGCAATCCCTTCTCTAAAATTTTTATGACTCTTTGGGTTCACTTCCTAAAATTTTATAATCTAATAAAACTAAATCCTTCACCTGCATGTTGATACCTTTACTAAGAAAAATAGTTTTTTTATTTATACCATCTTTAGTAAGTAGTTTCTTTTTCTCTGCTTTAGTTATTGCATTTCTAGCTGATTGAGGACTTTTAAATATATTCTTCTCCACTAGATCTATACAAAATTTAGTTAATTCAATTCCATTATTTTTAGATAACTCCATTAAGAATTTTAAATCAGAATTACTAATTAATATGTTTTCAAAAAAACAATATGTAACTAGTTGATACTGAATACATTTATCCATATCAACTTTTAATTTCAATTCTATTTTATTTACTAGTGCCATATTATAAACTTAAAATCATATCAACTAAGTCCGGATGCGGGTAACAATCTGATTTACCTCTCCTAACATTGGTATGGGTTAATAATCCTTTTACTTTTCCATAAAAAGCATCATTTTGAAATTCAAAACCTTTTGTTGGGCCGTGCTTTTGTATAAATTGTTTCAATCCTATTCTAATATCAATTTCATCTCTCTCACCTACAAACCTAATCCATTTTTCAGTGGCTTTGATTTGTTCTTCAGAATAGTCATGCCAATGCAAGTATCCTCTAAATGGTACATCCAATGTTCTTACTTGATCATCATTACATTTGCTTCCCACATAAGTTTTAAATTCAGAATCTAAATAACCCATGTTACATATCTCTAATCCAACTGAGTGACGATTCATATGGCCAGATCCTGTTCTACCTAAATGATATCCTTGATTACCTGTTGGGAATGCCTGTACCATTGCACCATCATATTCCATATCTCCATTTCTGTGATTAGGTCCACCTAGTACAAACTCTGTTGCAATTCTCCCTCTCTTATCTCGCCCCCATTGATCTATACATGCATAAGGGTTTGCATTACCCGCTGTATGGTGGATAAATATATATTGGTTTTTAACCAACCCATTAACATATTCTTTTTTTGGTAAGAAATGTTTATGTATTACTTGATTGTAATTGGTGGTGTAATATTGAGAATGTAAATCAGTGTCTTCATCAATTTCAGATGGGATAGCATTTTCTAGATTTAAGAGTAACACCCACATGTCATTATCTACTATACCGCTTACTGCAAAGTTTTTTTCCAATTGGAATCTTTCTACAGCTTTTTCAGTATTGGGTCCAAAT